TTACTGCACCTCCTGCTCTGCTGCCTTGATTTCTTCCTCTGTAGGCTCTACACCTTCATCAAGTTCCATTCCTACTACTTCTTTTTCGTCCATATTCTACTCCTTCCTGTGCGACGTCGCACACTATATAATATGTAAGAGGACGATTACTCGCCCTCAACCTCTGGTAATCCTGCTACGCTTGTCAGCAAGGATAATATTCCTGCCAGTACTGATGCTGAGACTACAAGCTTTGCATCGACCTGACCGAGTGCTGTTGCTGTTCCAATGGTTGCTACTGCAGTCTGTGCTACCGTTTTCACTGCTCTGACCGCTGCTTTCTTAGCCCACTTCTTTGTATCTACCGATACTTTAAATACACAATTTTTAAACATCATTAATCCTCTCCTTCATGGGGTGGCTCTGTAGGCAGCTCCATAAGCGCATGATACATTTGCGTGCCTACACCATTCCCTTTTAATGTGTGATATTGTTTATATTCGTCTTCCAGTGATTGTTTTACATACAATGGACAATATCCATAATCGTCGTGATACTTGTTGTACAATCGTATCAAATCCGCTCTGAGTAGTGCACGTATTCCTTTACGCATAGCAATCACTTGATAATATATGTATGCAATTGCTGATATCACAAACGATAATAATGCCCAATTTTCTGATAAAAACTTGATCATGTGCGTCCTTTCCTTACTTTATGGTATAAAAATAAGACCACTAGGGTCTCGCACGTATTTCCATATAATCACCTCTACTCTCCCAGTATCAGCGCCAGCTTCTTTGCTCTAAGGCTATCTCCTCCACCGGCACTTACTTCCATATAGCATTCTGCATCATTTTCCACGATGGTTGTTCCGGCATAAGTTACAAGATTCTTGTATGCCTCAATTTCTTCTGATGTGAGGTCGCGTTCGATTGGGTCTGCTAATACATAGTAAAAGTGAGCATCTGTCTTTTTACATAATGTTAAAAATGATTTAACTGCATTCGCATCTGTTGTAGTATCTTCTAGCGTATCTGTCCTTATGCAAAGCATTACATAAGGAATATTATTACAATTCATTGAACAGCCAATCGTTATACCACCCCATACTTCTTTACGGTATTTAATAATTGTAGACATCATAGCTTCGCTACCTGGCATTGGAAGATTATTATCATCCATGTAAGCATAGAATCCTGTAACATTATCCGCATTTGCATTTACGCCCAATGTTCCTATCACCATATTGTCTGATACAGGAATTTCTTTCACATTCTGTACATACTTCCCACGCTTCAAATCCACATAGTCCGCTATCCACTGCTGACCATTGGCATCGGTGTAGTTTCCATCTGTGTCTACTGGAATAGCTGGGAGTCCGGTTGGGGTGCTGATAGAGAGGGATTGTGGCTCATGATACGGCTCGTAGGCGGTCGGGGATATTGCCTCTTCTACTTGGATATTTTTAAACACGACTTCGTCTGTTGTATTTTTAGATTTTCTTAATAGCAATACTGCATATTTCGTGCCTTCTGGTACTACAAACGGATTATCGTTTGTGTTACACATTATCCCTCCCGATTTGTCATAGAAAACCATTCTCGTATCACCATTCTTATACTCTCCGGATATCACATATTTTTTCCCTTTCTCCGCTATTACCCCTATACCAATGCCATATCCTATTCCATCAACAAAAAACGATATTCTCTCTTGAGAAACGAATACATTATTGAGATAATTTGCACATATATTCGTGTATGTCAGACCAATGATATATTCTCCTGGCAATATAATTCTTTTTGTACTAATCGCACCGCTTTTATCGCATTTGCTTTCAGTTGTTATGTTGAATAGGTTCTTACCATGTACCTCTAAGTTAATCTTTCCATCACTTCCAGCGCTTACAATCTGCTGTGGATAGTCTGGCGATGGGCTTGGTTGTCCGCCAGTGTAAGGCTCATAATCTGTGGCTTCTGTTCCGATTTCAATCTGAATCTCTGATATTACATTCTCAACCTCTGAATCCGGATTATTGTACCAGGCTATGTGATTATCCAGAAGCGCGTCCGTTAATTCAGTAGGTGTATTTTCCAGAAAATCCTTCTCGGCTTCCAAGAAATAACTCCCACGGTTGCTCTCTGGATTTGAACGCTTCATCGAAAGCACGTAGGTTCCAGTAGTGATTCCAGGGCACAAGTCGCGCAATGTCTGATTATATCCGGTATTATTCGTTTTTGCCGGAACGGTAATCGTCTGCTTCTCATAGTTCATCACATTTACGCCGTCTGATACAAGGCGGGAAAAATCAAACAGATTCTTTCCCTTGGTTGTCTCCTGCTTACTCCACCCAAATACTTTCATCTCATTCATCGGATTATTTTTTAACGTATCCGGCATGATTGCTGGGTTCCCGGAGGCAGATATCTCTGCCCCGGTTCTGTTCTTGAGGATTTTATATAATAATAAGCTATCCATCATAACCACGGTCCCCATGTGCCATCATTGGCCATAATGCATACATCAAGTGCAGGAGTGATTACTATACTGCCCGGAGTAACCCCCCCCCCAGCACCGCTTAATCCGTCTATGTCCGAGAGCAGTGTCGGGAGCGTGTCCTCTTTGCTGTCCGCCAATAGTAACAGACGCATACCTCCGTCACTGTACGTGCGCTTAATATCAAGTAATGTTACCATACTACACCTCCTTAGCCCACGATGACCTCATCGTAACCATCGGTTTCCAGGATTGTGTCCACTTCGTCTTTCCATTTTTTGTACAATCTTGTCCTAAAATATGCACGGTATTTCTTCCGTCCTGCCTCTGTGCTTTTGTTTGCCTCTTCCATAATTCTGCTTGCAATAAATGTTGCCATATCATTCATCCTTTCTTTTCCTTTCCTATTTTGTATCCGTATTTTCTGTATCAGTTTCTTCTGCGCCATCGCCGAGCAGTGCCGGCAATACGTCTGTGAGGATACTGTCCACGGTAGCGATAAGCTCTGCACATTCAGCTTCTTGGCTTTTGTTAGCTTCCGTTAGATTGTCCACATGCTCTTCCAGTGCATCAATACGATCCATTGGTGATTCTTTTTCCCGGTACATCACTACGCCCAAGATTCCAGCCGTATATTTTACTACGGCATTTAAATCCGTGTAATTCTCATACTCTCCCAATGTGGACTCCCGTTCTGTCACAACCATCTTTTGGGTCTTGAACTCGTCCTGGAACATGGATCTCAGTTCCTCTTCCGTTGCCGATATGGTCTTGATCAGGAGGCTTCCATCTACCCGGATCGATGCAGACTGGATTGTCAGTTCAGATGCATCATTGAATATAATCTTCAATTGTTACTCCTTTCCGGAGTGATTCTTAGTTAAATAGCAAATTAAAAAGTGCAGGAACAGTAAAGAACCTTGCAGCGCATGGGAGTGCGAATTTTATTGCCACGGGCATAATCAATCTAGCTGATTATAAATACTTTATATTGCAATGCTGTGATGCAGCTGGGAGTCGCGTACTTGCTTCTGTTAATATTTTTAAGGATCAGATTCGGTACGGAAGCGCGTACGAACATCAGGCTGTGTTTGCAGGAGAAGCATCTAATTACCAGGTAGCATGTTATTTCGGAACTGATGGAAAAATCTATACAAGAGGTAAGACACAATACTGCTCCGTGCGACTATATGGTGTAATAGCTTAGTAGTTCCTTTCCGAACGTTCATCTATGACCATTATCTAGTCTACGGATATACGTAAATCATTCTGTAATTAATACGAACATTACAGCTTAGCTTTTGTGAAAAATACTGATATAAGTGCCCTTGCCAATTTTCTACCCCTAAAAAGCGTGTATTCGTAGCTTCGTTATCACCGTTATATGTATTTATGCTGAGTCGGGTTAAACAATATGAATTACCAAAAATTTCTCTTAGCTTATCTTTGTCAAATAAGCATATATAATCTGTGCCTTGAACTTCTTTGATAATACTGCCAGATACAATTTTTATTTTCCCGTCACACAGGCTACATATCTGATATTCATCATCATTTTCTATGATGTGTATTGTTTTGCTATTTAACTAAGAATCACTCCTTCCTACTATTAATAAAGTTACATATATAAAAGCGCATAACAAAAGCACCCGACCATTGCCGAGTGTGAGTGAGTGTGAATTGTGGTAAAAAAGCTATGCGCTTAAATATTTCTTGTGGTGATATTTCACCGATTCCTGATCAACGCTGCAGTAGAGCATTGTCGTCTCAGTTTTAGCGTGTCCTGCCATGATAGAAGCTTCCTGTAACGGCATGCCTCTGTTAATGGCATTAGTAATGGACGTACCTCGAAATCTGTGTGGATGAGCCTTTTCGACTCCTGCACGTTCTCCGGTACGTCTTATCATATCTTCTATTCCAGCCTTCGATAGCCGATTGTGTGGACTCTTAAGTCCTACAAATAATGCCGGATTATTATCGGTTCTGCTCTGCAGGTATTCCTGCAGATACATGTTCGTGCGTTCATTTAGGTACACCGTCCTTTCTTTTCCGCCTTTTCCGTATACAATAAGATCCTTACTGCTCCACCGGATATCGTCAATATTAAGACTGGCGAGCTCCGACACTCTGACTGCCGTGGAATATAAGAATTCCATCATAGCCTTGTCCCTGATAGTGGCGCAACTCCGGAGTAATTGCTCCCGTTCTGTGTCTGTGAACGGGCGCTTGACGCGCTTTTCCACCTTGATTGATTCCACCAGTACCATCGGATTTCGCCTTACCCGATCTCTGTCTCTGAGCCACACGAAAAAGCTACTGTACACTGCACGTACTCCCTTTAGCGTACTATTTTTCACTGCCTTGATATTCTTGTAGGCTCTCATGTAACTTGATATGTCCCCGTCTGTAATCTCTGCTACCGGCTTATTGATGTAAGATAACAATCTTGTCAGCTCATATCGATACCGATTAACCGTATCAGTACTCTTGCCCTCCAATGCCTTAGACATTAAATAATCTTCCAGGTCAATCCTCCAGGAATCATCCACGCATTGTACCTCTGTCTTTTGTGCGACGTCGCACCCAGCGAATACCATGTGCAGCACATTCTTAAGCTCCCGGAGTTCCTCGTCCTCCAAGACTGGTTGCATTCTCCTTAACACTTCCATGATTCGTTGTTCCAT